CTTAATTAGTAAGGTTGTTACAAAATAATTAAAAATATAAAAATTTTTGTTAAGATAATACGCAGCGAAATAGATTTATTTACATCAGAAAAGTTTATGTGTAATATTGAGTTGAAGTATAAATTTTCCCTGGTGTTGGCCGATATGGCACCCCGCATTCATTCCCAAGCGTCTCTCCAGACAAAATGAATACGGGGCTTTTTTTGATACTTCAGAAAGACTAATGTTAGTACCCTTTCATCAGACCATCAACCTGCACTAAGGTACACATTACGCCTATACCTAAGTACAGAAAGCTATTTATCTGCCTCATCCAACTCAAATTCTAAGCATGAAAAAGCCCGCGCATTTCTGCCGGGGCTTTCTGACTCAACATTTCTCAACGATCTGTCAAGCGTAGTATTCGGTAAGCATCATGACGTAGTAGTCACTCTTATCATGATATTCATAATTTTACGATCGTAAACTTATTTATAGCCGTTCGAGCAAATATTTTCTAGCCGCTTCTTTGATGTCATCTTTGTGAACGACTTTATAGCCCTTTCGCCCAATCATTTCTTCAAAGACGGACAGGCTCATTACATATTCTCCGGCGCTTAATGACCTGATACTTATTATTTCATCATTTCGGATAGTGATATGCAGATCTGCGTTGAAGGGTTGTCGCTGTGATGCTGGCTGCCGAAAATAGCTATCTTCCAGTTTTTCGAACACTTCCCAAGCCTGATCTGTTTCAAGCATTTTGGCATGGCGCGCGGCTCCGCGTTCTGTCCACAGAATGAGTGATCGGGTCTTGGGTGAAATTTGTAAACCTCTTTGAGAGGTTCGCAAATCGTGTAGTTCACTTCCTGTAACTTTATAGTAGTGTTTTCCACTGACAAACCTATCTTCATTACGTTTATAGTTTTGACGAATATATTTTTCTTCTGAACAGTAAAGCTGCGCCAGTAGTTCAGTAGTAACAACAGGAATCTGGTTATGTTTGATAGGGGTAAGTGTTTCAGCGGTTATTGTATACATGGTAATTCCTCTTAGTCAGGATAATCACCACCGTCAGGCTCCAATCTTAGGGTGGTGAGACGTACAGGGTTGGAACTACCGGCTAAGAGAACCCGGCGAGCCTTTCGGCTCCCCCGCACGCCCCACCATAATGCTGATGTGACTGTGCTTAGCGCATAAAAAAACCGCTAACGCGGCTATGCGTCTCTTAGATATCCGGGGTTCCAATCCCGACAGCCGATTTTGCGGCTGCAATGAGAATATAGCCCCGGATACCATGAACCGTCAAGCCACCACCTCCCGCCTGACATATCTGTCCATTTCTAATTTTATTTCTAACGCCATAAGGTAACCATCTAACACCCCTTCGGCGTTCTGTAGCTTCTTACCTATGTGCGTATCTGAACAGTGATGCTCATACGCCAGTTGCATAAATGTTTTTCCAAATACGTAGTAGTCAAACAGCAGGTCATGAGCTGCGAGATGCTTACTGCGTAGCCCGGCCATGATGTTAGAAATAATCACTCCATCCCCGTCACAGCACTGAGTACGACTTTTTACCTTTGACGGTATAAGCCCTGAAAAACCAGCCGCGATAGACGGCCAGCAGACATCTTCCCGATTATCCGCCACCCAAGCGCCCCACCGTTCTAATACCTGCTGAATGTCTCTCACGTTGCTTCCCCCATCCGATAAGTGATCCCGTCCTGATACCATTCCGGAAGCGTAAAGCCTAAACGACACGTTACGCCCCCAGCCCTAAGCTCCTGTAAGCGCTCCAGTTCGGTTTTCATGTGCTGGTAGATGTCATCCATCTGCCACGGCTTTAACCGCACAGGAATGGATGCAAGGCGGGCTACACGGTCAATAGTCATTTCTCCGTAGATGATGTTTGCGTGCATCGTGAATTCGTGAGGATCTTCTTCAAGCTTACGATGACAGCCGACACAGTGAGCAAAAGCGTTGTATGGGTGATAACGAGTTGATTTGTGGCGGCGTGACTTGAAGTGAGAGCAATGTAACTTCTGTTTTTCATGATGAAAAAATCGCCCACAATAATCGCATGTCCAGTTTGTTCGCTCTCTTACAAGCTGAGAGAAAACAGCGTCCCATTTATCTCTTTTAAGCGACATTTCAGCTCCAGAATTTTTGTTGATATCTCCTGTCCTGCCGAGGCTCACGCTCAGAAAATGGCAACAGGGCGCTGACAAGCCACATTCGCGGATCGGCTGCTAATGATTTCTGAGTTTGAATGTTGCGGGCGGCGTATCGTGACAGGAGTTCGTTTGCGGTATCGGTGTCTAGCGGCTCATGCGTGAACCATGTTTTTTTCACGTCGCAGCTCTCTTAAAATGTTATTTAGCTCACACAGACGCCGACTTATTCCAAACCCCTGCGGCGCATTCGCGCTCAAATAGACATAGCGATAGCTGAACGCCGGGTCTTTCTCTTTCACGACAAGACCTGCAGCTTGCAGCTCTCTAAGAGCACTTGATACCGTTGATTTTTTAAAGCCCGTCTTTTCTACTATTTTTTCAATTCTGTACGCCATGCCGTGCGACAGTAGTTCTGTTATTGCTTTGCTTGCTGTTTTCATGCTGACCGCCCGTAAAAATCATTGCTGTAACGAACCTCGCGCAATTTCACGGCATTACCCACAGCCCAGGCCGTGGAATATTCGATAAGGCTGGTCATGCGCTTAATTCCCATTTTTGCCGTTGATTCTCTGATATTGCAGAATTCCCCTTCCAGACCTGGTACAACATCAGCACCCCGCCCTGTTGCTACCGCGTGGCCAGACACAAACAGCGTTTTCCACTGAACAGGCTTTCGCTGTTTTTGCATCCAGATAGCCTGACGCGAAACGTCACCGCATAGTGCGTGGAACATACTGTTCTGGAGTAGTGATCTGTCAAAATCGGTAATGCGTACAGTGAGTGGGTGGTGGTCGTTCAGGGGGAGTTTGTTGATTGCGTCTATAAGGTTTCGTCTTACTTGCTCATTTCTGAGAAAGAACGTTTGTTTCTCCATCAATAACCTCTTTAAGCTGCTGAGTTATTTTCTGCAATAAATCCTCAGTCGCCCATACAGCTCTATCGGAAAATTTATTATCACCACGGTGGATCATCAGCACCTGCTGCATACAATTTGTGGCGTTGATATATGCGTTGAATATCTGCCTGTAGTCGCGTTTCGAGATAGTTACGGTTTTAGCTGTCACTCATCCTCCTTCACGGATATCCCTGCTTCGCGAATGGCGTAGGCGCAGTCGTCTATCGCTTCGTCGTAGCTCTCAGCCTCTGGTAATACATATCCGTTCACAGTGTTCCATTCCCCAATTTTAGATGGTATATCAACAATAACCGCCGCTCTGCTGGCCTGCCAGATTTGCCAGCCCCAGCCTTGTGCGCAGGATTTACGTAATTCCTCGTGCTCTGGCAAACTCCACCACTCCTCAAACTCTGTTTGTTGGTCGATCATGATTTGCCATCCCTCTTTCCTGAAATGGATTTATATTTCAGTCTAAAGCTAATTTTCTCCAACATGTCGCTAACCCATGCGAATGGGTAGGCAAGAATCAACCCGGTCATTTGAATTGCAAGACAAAGAAATCCGAAGGGGTAAGACGCATAATTAAAAAAAAGAGCCGATATTCTAAAAAAATTCATCACCCCCTCTCCTCTGGTTGGTCAGCGTCATCGCCTGAAGTGTCGATAAATTGACTCCAAGCCATTCGCAAGCGCGCTGCATTTCGACTTCAGGTATTGTGCGGTTTCCATCGCTGAGCATCAGCACTTTGATGGTCAAATCCGGCGCAAGGGTTAAATTGTTTTCTGCTATGACTGTTGGTAAATCCTCATTCACCTGATAAACCCCCATCCGAATTTGACGATGACTATTGGCCCAAAGCCGAAAATTAACCACATTAGACTTGCACTAAATAATCCACCTAACGCGTCTGAACCTTCCTTGAGTGACTTTGCCATTAGAGATAGGCACATAAAAAACCAGAACAGCATCCACCCCGTGCCGATGATTTTAGCGATTAGCATGTCACACCAATCCTGCCGATTTACGGCGTTTAAATTCTGCATGAAGCCATTGAGCCGGAGTGACTGAGCCAAGCGCGGACGCATTCGGCATGTAATGAATACTCAGATCATTAGATTGCGACGTAACCGAATGCATAACCGTGTTTTTCGATTCCAGCCTGGCAACCGGATCCGGTATTGCTTCTCCAGCGGCTACCTTTTTTGACCACTCATCAAGTTTACGAGACGCGAACTTTTCAACTTCTGACTCACTAAGCTGACGCTGCAACATCGCATAGCGCATATCGAGCACGATCCAATAAAAAATAGGCTTCGGCCACGGATACTGCTCAGGTGTCGTATATCCCCCTTTCCGGCTGTTGTATTTGCGGAACTCAGTCATAACGTCGTTCTGAGTAATACCAAGAATCGTCGAACTGTCTTTGCACCAGCTTATGAACTTTCCCGGTGACGGCCAGAAATCAGAGTTGCTTGCGCGGGCGCGACGGACACCTGCCGAAAGTTGCTCACGGGTTTTAATGCCGTTTTCTGCGAAAGCTACAATCCACTGGCGCTTAGTCGTTTTCTCTACGGCTTCGTTGCGAAGGCTGGTACTGACTGCGGCGGGGAAAATCTGCTTCAGCTGCCGGAAAAGTGAGTCTACCAGCGCCTCAGCTTCACTGTTGATGACCTTATCGGGTTCATACCGTCCGCAAGCCATACGAGCCATAGCCGCACCGTCACGATTATTTATCGCTGTCAGTAGTTGCGCGCTCATAAGAAATCCTTCCAGCCTTCAGGGCTGTTCCAGTGGGGGGTTGGCTGTTGAGCAGGTGATGGTTTGCAAATTGCGTTCTTTGGCTTGAACAATCCCTGATAGCCGTTGGCTATGCTGGCGTTTATGACCTCTGCTGGATCATGGCCTCCATCAAGGCACTCTTTTAGCAGACTTAATGCCTTGCTAACTGTCATAGCCGTTTTTATAGGCTTGCCAGATTGTTTCCGGTATGTAATCCACTCAAGCCAGACGTTGCGATCCAGCCAGTCAGGAATTTCAATTTTTAAAGGGTCGAATTTTTTCGATTCCCCCTTGGGGGATTTAGGGGGATCATTAGGTTCATTGACTGGTTCAAAAGAGTGACTGGTTCTGGGTGACTCTGTGTCACTAGGGGGTGGTGACTCTGTGTCACTAGGGTGGTGACTCTGTGTCACTACCTCTGGTGACTTTCTGTCACTATCCAGGCTCAGATGATAAATGTTGCTGGAGTTCCCTTTTGGGCCTGGCCGATACTCTTTACGGAGTAATCCAACCTCGCAAAGATCGTCGATATGTCGCATTACTGACCGCTTACTGATTTCGCACTGGTCAGCAATGTGCTGGTAAGATGGCCAGCACTCCCCTTTATCATTTGCATTGTCGGCAAGTTTAATCAGAACCAACTTTCTTAATGGATTGCCAACAGTAATGCTCATGGCTTTAGCCATTAAAATCATGCTCATGCTGCTCTCTCCTGAACCTGATGCGCAGCCCATAGACCTGCGATCCACTGAATGCCTTTAGGGGTGAATTTGTTCTGTGTAAAAGCGTGCCCGTTGGTCTGGCTTTCGCCTGTTTTTACTGTGAAGCGGCCTGCGTCAATGTGCTGGGCGTAAGGAGTAAGCTTTCCGGCCAGCAGATACATGATCTCGTTATCGAGAAGGAACTGACGGAAGGCGTTCTCTTTGATGTGAAGCAACTTGCAGGTTTCGCGGAAGCCGAGCGATCCCGTAGCATTGACATAGCTGTCAACGAACTGAGCCTTAGGCGCGGCTATGGCTAGCTGATTCTCCAGTTTCTGCTTCTCTTCGGCCAGGTCAGCGGCAAGCCTGAGCGCTTCAGGGAGAGTTTGCGGAACTGCGGCAGGTTGTTTGGCCTTTAGTTTTGCCAGAACTGTGCGGCGAACAGATTTAGACTCGCGCATACCAACCAAAACAGCCTGATCGTTAGAAATTTTGAGCTGCTCGGACTTGGTTCCGTTCAAATTTTGAACTACGAAAGTTTCGTAGTACTCCCCCTCTAGCTCATCCTTGACTCTGACGATAAAATCGTTGTTACGTACCGCGCTTTCTCCATGCTCAGCTCTGGACTGATTTACGATAATCAGTAGCTCATCAGTACCTATCAGAGTATTGTTGCTCGTTTTGATAATTCCTGGCATACTTGTACCTCTGAGTTTATTTTTCAGTTCATGCCTCGAAACTGTTTGCGCAGTCCGGGGCGCTTTCTTTTCCCAACACCGCCGCAACTGCTTGACGTGCAACTTCTGCAATCAGACTCGTTTCCCAAACTTTCTCCAACAGCACGAATACTGTTGCCATGTCGCGCAGGTTCAGGCGGCTAACTTTCGAATCAGCCCAGCCGGCCATCTTCGCGAAATTGCCCTGGCCCATCATGACAAGGCGAGAACGCAACTCGCTTTCAACCTCTCGAACTCTTTTGCTGTGTTTTGCAGCTTCCATTTCGTAATATCTCCTTGTTGATTTAAGTGCGTGGCTAAACCGTGGGGTTTGCCACAGTAAAATTTGTTAAGTTGGATTTCGCTTTTCAGCGACGTAGGACTTCGTGTCCGTTGTGTAGAGAGCGGGGAAAGGCTTATTATTTAAGCTACAGATTGATTTTTCGGGATACCGTCAGTTATATTTGGATAGTCATCACTGTTTAACTCATGGGGTGTAACATTCCAGTTGGTTGCTTCAGCCCATCTGATCGCATTCCTTCCTTTTGGCTTGTATCTGCCAGAAATTACCTGACTAACAAACCCCTGACTAACTCCAGCAGCAAGTGCGTAGTCTGACTGACTAATGTTGTTTAGCTTTAAATAATCACAAAGATTCATTGGACTCCTCCTATCTCTATGGAGCCATATTAGTGCTACTCATTCTCCGCGTCAATAGTAGCACCATTTGATAGATATTAGTGTCACAAATAAACTACCGATATGGCCAAGAAAAACATAATTACCGAAGAAGATATCCAGATCGCTAAGCGGTTAAAAAAAATATGGGATGAAAAAAAGACTCTGCTTGGTTTGAGCCAAGAGAAAGCTGCGTGCGCTTTGGGTTTCAGTACTCAGGCGGCTATCAGCCAATTTTTAAATGCTAAGGTTTCCATAAATATAGAAAATCTCTTGAAATTTTCTGCACTTCTTGATGTTGAACCTGAGGAAATAAATCCATCAGTGTCGCCACTCTTGGACCACATAAGAAAATCCTCCAATGGAAACTTGACATCTGTCTGTGAAAAGAAAGAAATAACTGCTGAACATCAAGAGCTTATAGATGTATTTTCAGCCTTACCTGATGATAAGAAAGAGAAATTCATGCGCGAGATGAAAGCAATGAAGGCTCATTACGACGCCTATTTTGAACAGAGGCTGAGAGAGTCCCACGGTAAAGCATCATAGCAAAACGTAAATAAAATTAATGTGATCAGGGACATGGCGGGGTTGGGTGTGTGGATGCGTGAGGCGGTGAGCTTGGGTAATGGTAGATCGCAGAGGAAAGGACTGTAATTTTTATAGCAAATGCCCATAATGTACTTTTGCGTGTATCTGGTAATAGATCAGGACAATTAATATTTCCCAGAGAGTTCCAAGGAAAAAATGACAACCGCAGAAAAGTTCTTGATTCAAAATGAAGCTGAATTCAATGCTTTCATTTCTTCGATGCTTGCAAGAAAAGATATTGATTCCGATGCATTTTGTTTCCCAGACGTAGAATTCAAAGGCTGGCCAAGCATTAGCATCAATGTTAAGGGTGATAAGAAAAGATATAGCTCATCCCTA